ACTTACCAAAATGTAGGTGGTTCGATGCCAATTCAAGATGTCTCAAATACGACAGGAGATAGCTCTGCTTCTCAAGACATTTCTCCGGAAGTGTCAATTCCAATGCCCATGGATAACCCCCCTCTTTCTTCTGGAGCTATTCCAGTTGAACAAGCCTTTCCAGGTTTTTCTGCTTCACACGGGATAAGACCCACTCGTGATATGCAGTTAATGCCTTCAGTTCTTGCTAAACAGCACACAGAAATTTTCAACACAGCTGATACTAAGATTGCTTCTATTCTTGGCAGACAATGTTTACTTCGCCGTATGACGGTGGACAAAGCACAAACTGCTTCTACTACACTCTACACCTTACCACTAAACACTCGATTTGGAATGACCGAAGGAACTGGTAAACCGTTGAACATTGCCCTACTTAACCAATTTATTTTCTGGCGTTCGGACATAGTACTCGACTTCATCTCAGTACAAACTGTCCTTCACAACTACAGATTACAAGTTGTTGTAGGTTATACGACACCGTCTATCGTTCCTGGTTCTCGCACTGCGAGTTATTCCCACATTCTCTCTTTTGGTAAAACAGGAGAGTCCATGGTTAAGACCAGACAAGTAGTCATACCATGGAATTGCCAAACTGAATTTCTTCGTACTTACGAAGGAGATTTGGTTAAAAATCCAGTGCAGGACTACTCGCTTGGTTCGATCCAGGTCACTCTTGCAAATGCCCTTTCAGCTCCCGACACGGTTGCTTCCGCAATTGAATGTCTTGTTTTCATAAGCTTTCGAAATCCTAAAGTAGCTGTGCCAAGGAACGTTTCGTGTATGGTATGGACTGATTCGCCAGTGCTCGCTTCCCAATCAAGGATCTACTTCCGAGATCCTAGTGCTGGAGATGGTTTGAATTGGAGAATGGAAGCACTTGGTAGTACTCCGAACAATTCGTTGACTGTTTCATCAGTCTTCACTACTAATGCGACCGTATCCGGTACTTATCGTCTCTTGACACCAATGCGTGCACAAGTGATGACCCGTTCATTAACGAACACCCAAACACTAGTTGCTGAAATTTTGATCACTCGAGTTCAATTCACAACGCCTTCTACTATGCAGATAGTCTACACTATGGCTGAAGTTGATGCCGCTGCACCACCTTTGCCAGTCCTAAACTATGATGTCTATCTTCCTAATAAAGAGATAACGACACTAGCAACTAATGCTACTTACTTCAATGAAGCACATGCCTCTACGTCAATTTCAACACCTTTGTTCTTTGCTCATGGTCCTATTGAGTCTAATGATGTTGAGCCGTCAAACACGACCGCTGAAATATTGTCAACTGGTAACACCAGCACTACCACTGAGATGGAAGCTCCCACTCGTCCAGATGTCCCTTGCAGGATTGAGGACAAGAAGAAGTTCCCATTTACTATCAGTGATATTACTGAAGTTATAAGAAGATATGCTCATGTCAGTTTGAACCGTTCCACCGCTAGATTCACTAAGATCGTAGGCGTGAATGATGAGACGTATGTGGTTAATATCCCTACAAAGCTCTATTCGAGGTATACAGGACTTTTTGCGTGTTATGCTGGTGGAATTAAAGTACGCATTCTTCAATCAAGACAGAATGCTGTTGCTCTTAATGAGGTGACTTTCTTGCCTTTTAACAACAACCAAAATTCAGCCACTTTTACAACAAAAGGATCCATTCCTCTTTTAGGGATTTCAAGCGATACTTTCTTCGTTGATGTCGATAGCACATCCAGCTCGATGCTAAAGAGTTCCACAAACTATCAGGAACCATATGCGTTTGAAGTTGGTTATCCTATCTCGGATACGAGCTATGTTGATGTCTCTTGCCCCTTTCAGACTCACTACAACTTTCTGTACACTAGAAATTTCCAAAACTATCCCACCAGCTGTGGCACTCTATCCATATCTTACCAAGGTATGTTTGGACCATCCGTTTTCTTCGCTGCTGCTGATGACTTTCGCTTTGGTGTGTTTAGACCACCACCATCCGTTAGCTTGAGCTTAACTAATCTTGACAACGGAGTTGGTGGTTTTTACACCACAACCTCACAATAATCTAATCTTTTTAGCCTCTTGTGTTGATTTTCATTTTTCTACTAAGATTGATTTTCGTGCTACTTTGCCCATGCATAGGCATGAATTTTGATCTTTCTATTGATTTTCACTTCAATTCTTTATTCTAAAACTGTA